CGCTCGGCAATCAAATCCTTCAGGCTGCTCATCTGGTCGAGCAGCTGATGAGCCTTTGCCTTCTGCTGGTCGTAGCCATTGCGCAGAATAGTGGCTTGCGGAGAGAAATCGCCGGATCCAAACCAGCCCGACTTTTCATTCGCCTCTGGTGCCGCGTAGAGGTCGTTAAAATGGCTGTCGATCGCTTTATGGGCGTCGTCGAGCGAGGTGTCGTCCGGCTGGTTCTGGAGGGACGGCACCATGCCGAAAAGCCCCTTCTGCATCGCCTTGTATTGAGTCTGGTCGCGATGCAGCTGGCGCTCGTCCACGGTCAGCTGTCGACCGAGGGCCTCGGAGGCATCCTTTACGGCCTTCTGCTTTTCCTGTTCGAGCGCGGCCGCGGTGGCCTGCTCGTCCTGGCCGAGATATTTCCACCCCAATCCCTTTCGAATTCGGTATTTAGCGCCCGTGTCTTGATCGATCGTAGTTGGGACATCCTTGAAGGCATCCTCCACGGCCGGCGCGCCGCCATACTCGTTGGGAGTTACCTGCACCGGGTTACCCTGGCTGTCGTATCCGACATTCGCCGCCTTATTGTAGTGCGAGACCGGTGTTCCGGTCGCGTCTGTTACCGGCTGGACGTTCCCCTTGTCGTCGGTGTAGATCGCATTCCCCTGCGCGGCAAGGTCGCGGCCCTTCATCCGGTTTACCGTCTGCTGCGCTTGCTGCTGAACGCGTTGCGTGGATACCTGGCGTTCCTCTGTCTGGAACGGGGTTTCGCCGGGAAGCGGAGGATTGGACGCGTAATCGCGCTCCACATCGCCTACTTCACCCGGCACATTGAGCAGCGCGTCGAGTGGGTTGTTCGAGTCCATTGATTAAACGCCGTCGTTGACGGAGGTGTCCGTGAGCCGCTTTTTGAATTCCGCATCCTGCGGACTGGTGGCGAATCGATCCAATGGGTTCTCCTGCATCGAGGTAGTTCCCAAGGGAGTCGGCGCCGCGGTGTTCTCGCCAAACAAAATCGTGCCCGGCGATCCATACTCTGGATTCCCCTTGTCCATCTCTTCCTTCTGCTGCGGTAGACTTTGCGGGGCCGGCTGCGCATTGATCTGCTGCGCGCGCTGCGCGTCGGAGGCATCTTTCTGCTTCGCCTGAAATGCGGCATCCTGCGCGGCCACATCCGACATTTGTTTCGCCTTTGCCTGCTCTGCTGCTTTCAGCTGATCGGCTCCGGTAATGGGCGGCTCCTGCGCGGCATTCGAGGATCCCATCAACTCCGCCGGGTTGATTCCGGCGAAGGGAGATTGAGGAGCGGTCGCATTCGCGGCGGCGGCCGGCGCGGCCGGCATGTCGGACAACGAATCGAAGAAGGATCCGTGCTGCGGGCTGCTGCTGGCTCCTGTTCCGGCCGATGGGCTTGCGGTTTGGACGTCTGCCGGATGCACAAAACGAACGCCATTCTCGCCGCCTGGGGTGCCGTATTTCTCCGCGATCTTCGCGCCGCCCATGGTGTCGTAACGAGGATCGTATTCGATTGCCTCGGTCGTGCGACGATCGCCGCCGGGGGTGCGCGCCGTGCCTTCGCCGGTCTGCAACGTCTTTTGACCGAGCACGCGCTCTCCGCGGTAGTCGAAAGCACCAGCCCCAGTGTCCGTGACTTCGCCGGTACTCGGCGCCGGGTTTTCCCGAAGCCACTGTGCGCGCTGTTGCGGCGTCCACGTCTGCCATTGTCCGCCGGTACGCGCGTGCATCACCTGATCGAAGGTAGGAGACACTCCCACCTCTCGGGGCCCGCTGTGGGTTTGCACCGTGGAGACCAGGCCGGCGCCTGTCTGGGTGACGTGCGGATTCATCCCATTGGGAAAAGGGATGGCATCGACCGCTTTTTCCAGCGGGGTTCGCTCACTTCCAGGAGTGTTCACGGCCGGGGAGCGCAATGGCGTCTGACCCGGAGACGTTCCCGGAACCGGGATACCCGTTACCGCTCCTGCCATGGCGTTGCCGGCGTTCTGCACGGCTGCCGATACCTTTCCGGCGGAATTGGTGTTAGGCGTCGCGCTGGTCGCCTGTGACGAAATTCGGCGTTGTTGCGCCTGGGCAATTCCGTCCATCCGAATGGTGGCATCGGCGATATCCTTGGCGGACATTTCGCCGTGAACTACGGGAAGAGCGGACTCCATGGCGCCGTTTTTGATGAGATTGGCCCGCTGATTTCGCAAGGCGGCCACCAATTCGGCGCGATGCTGCTCCTGCTGCATCTGGTGTGCCGCGGCCTTCTCCGTGGCCAGATTGCTCATCACAGTTCCCGCGCTGGGCGGGCCGTAGGGTGCGTAGGGGCGGCTCATGTCTCCCGTATTTGGGAAACCTTCGTCAAAGTCAAGTGAACGCCGCCAGTCCAAGCCCGCTGCGTAAAGAAATGTCGCCTGCGTCGGTATCGGAATGCAGAGAAGTGAAGACCGCCGGCGGCATGTACATGGTGGCCCGCTCGATATTTGCCAGTCCGATGCCGATACCCATCACCCAATCGTCATGGCACCCGGGCTTCGCTTCTGCGCGGCCGCGGTCGGTCACGATGAAGGTCTTCAGTTCCACGATTGCCGGCATAAATTCGCAGTCCAAGGCGTCCTCGGAGACGTAATTCGTGATCGCGTTCACCACGATTGGACGCGTGTCTTTGTTCGTCTCCCATCCGATGACATTGATTCTCTCGTTGGGGTGGACATTGTCCATCTTCTCGCGCTGGTAGATGCGGCACCCGGCGCGGCGAAGCTCGTTGAGCATTCCAAGCCCGTTGCCGGTCTCGGGAATAATCTCGCACCCCCCATACCAGTCCAAAAGCATGCGCATGCGCTCCGCATAAAGTGCGTCGTCCCACCGGCATCCGGTCGGAACATCGATCGCCGCCACGAGGCGCGGCTTTCGCCACCGGCCGCGATCGTCGAAGTAACCTTGCCGCAGGATTCCGCCAGCGTGCGCGTCTGGGAACAGGCTGCCCTCGCTCTGCTCGCCCTGGCACGGATCCAGGAACGCGATGTAGGAGCAGCCGGCGGCTGGCCGCTCTTTCACCCAGAGCCAATTATCCGAGTCTCCTCGAGGCATGAAATTGATGCCGCCGCGCTCGCCCTTCTCGAGTACACCGGTTTCTGCGATTCCGTAGGAAACGCGCGCCACCTTTTCCCACCGTGAGAGCACGTCGAGATTGAATTTTGGCCGGCCCGACGCAAGGAAGCAGCTTTCGGCGTCTTCCGGGAAATCCTGGTCGAACATACGCACATCGTTGGCGCAGTCCTTTTTGATCTTCATGCGGCGCCAGGCGATTTGCTCTGGTGACCAGTTGTAAAGGTCGATACCGCGGCGCTCGCGGTGGTCAAGATCGGAAGAAAAGTAGTCGGCGTTGTCCGCCGTGCGCGCCAGCTTGTGCTCCGGGAAGTAGAACCAGGCTGCGAAGACCTTGATCCAGCCATTTCCAACGACACCCTTCTTTCGCTGCTCAAGCGTCACGGCGTCCTGCCACGTCTCGTAGAACCAGCCTGATGCGCCTTCAGCCGTGCTCTCCGCCGCGCAAAGGGTATTGGGTTTGTCCGGGAGAGAGTTGAGAACGGCGGTGATGACCTTCTTGTCCCGCCCGCTGTTCTTCATGTAGCGGGCCGCCTCGGTCAACCACACAATTTGCCGGGTGCCAGAGATACCGGCTTTCGGATCGAGCGCGGTGTCGTGCTCCACGACTGCCTCGCTTCCATCGTCCATCTGGAAAACAATCTTTTCCGTGTTCGATTTGATGATGGCCGTGTCCCACTGGAAATTATCGTGCTTGGGGATGTCCTGGAACATTTGCCAAACCTTTTCCGTCCGCTTGGCCACGTCCCCCATCATAATCATGTCGAACTTGAACCGCCGGATGTGGTGATAACATACCGCGGCGCAGTAAGTAGAGCATCCAACCTGGCGCGGCTTCAGGATGATGAGCCGAATCGGGATGCTATTATCTAGGCAATACTGGTAGGCATCGGAGATTGAGAATTGCAGGATGTTAGGAATCGGAGTTCTCCACACGTGCTCCTTATCCTCTATCTCCGTGAATCCTGCGAAGTGCACCAGCGGGCTGTTGCGCACCATCTCGATGCCGATTTCCGCAGTCATGTCCGGAATTTTCGGCGCCTCCACCTCCGGTATATTCATCGAGGGAAATCGCCGGCCGCCTTTGAACTCGTGCCAGTTCTTTCGCATCCATTCATCCAGTCCTTTGCCTGGCCGGTATTGGCAATTCGTCAAGAGCTCGAATTCATCGGCCGCTTCATCAAAGGAGGCGGCAGTGATTCGATACAGCACCTTGGCAAGAAAGAGAATTGCCAGCGTTGGGGCCCGGCTTTCTCCCTGGTTGCAGTGGATGAGGATTTTCCGGCCTTCCTCCCACGCGTGCCGCATGAATTCTATGAAGGAGTCGAACATTTCACGCTGAAAGAGCGGAGTGCTCGGATCGATCATGTTCAAAAACAGGTCGTTCCCCTCGCGATAGGCGAGATAATTTGAGGAGCTCGAGTCGGGCCGGCTGCCACACTTGGAGGCATGGCACGGATGCTTGCAAGCATGCACCACGCTCCACTCTGGGTTACCCTCTACGGCTTTGCAGTCCTCGAGCGAGCCGACGTAGAGGTTATCGATTACCCGGCAACGGGGCATCCGATTACGCCGATTTGGCCGGCGTATCGAAGAGCGTCCACGTGTCCGCCGCGGTGCAGACCGCGCGCACGCCCTTGCTGGCCAGCAACGTCACCGAGGCATCAGCGGATCCGCCGTTGATCGTTCCTCCGGTGGCCGGATAAATCTTGCAGTTGGTCGCCGATGTATTGATGACCAGGAAGTCATAACCTGTAACGCCGGTCGGAAGCTTCACTCCCTTGGCTGCCGAGTCACTGCTGACCGTCTGAATATCCTTGGCAACGAGTGCCGCGGCATCGGTGGTAGTGGATCCAGCGGCGGCCACGGGAGTTGCGACCGTGGCGCCCTTGATAGTAACTCCGCCGAGGGTGTTGGCGCCGGTCGAGGTTTTGAAAGTGCCGGTCGAGGCACTGAAATCGTTGGAGGCGGATCCGGTTGCCGTCAGGCCGCTGGTTATGATGGGCCCGGTAAGGGGAAGCCCGCTGGCGTTGGAGATACCATCGGTGCGCTGCCAGGTGCTGGCCGCGACCTTGACGTAGCTGATGACCTGGTTTACCGCGAGACTCGAGGGAGTCAGGCCGTTGACGGTCAACCCGCTGGCCGAAAGCGTCAGCGCCGTGATGATGTGGCTGCTGACCACGGAGAGACGTTGACCGATGCGCGAATTTGCGTTCGTGGGGAAGGCGACCGTGAGCGCGGCCAGGGTGCCGGCGGGCGTCAGGTTGAGCAACTCGTCAGCCTTGGCCGTTCCAAAGGAGACCGTGCCGCCCGTGGTGGGACTCGAGGTGGTAACCACTTGCACATTGCCCAGACTGCCGCTCGGAGTCACGAAAGCGCCATTGTCATCGATGTAGGCCACCACGGCGCCCGTCTTCGGGTGAATGAGGGCGACGCTCAGAACCGAAGCGGAAACTTCGATCGGCGGAAGTCCGAGTTTGATGCGGATGGCGTCGGCTACTGCGCGGAGATTCAAAATGCTCATAGGAAAGAAGTGGGTGCTTCGGGTTCGTTCCCGCTATTTGTCAAACGCCGTTTCGGCGCAAGAAAATTCTCACTCCAACATTTTCAACGCCTCGATCGATTCCATTTTAACGCACCGGACGCAGCCGCGGCGGAAGGTGCTGGAAGTCTCCTTGCGATGGTCTTCCGGGTGGCAAACAACGCCGGTAATAATCTCGTGAGTAGCCAGGCCGCCGCGGCAATCGTCGCGCAGATGACACGCAGATGCGAAGTTTGATGAAACCGGCTGAACCTTGATGAAGGTGATTGGGAATGGCGAAGTCATAGGCGATGGTCTACGCGCAATTCCTCATCCTGGTCAAACAAAAGGGCACCGGGATGAACCGGTGCCCTTTCAATGTTGATGACGAATCCGACTACTGATTCGCCGGCGGCTGAGTCGGCGGCTGTGCGGGCGGCGCCGAAGTATCGGGCGAGTCGGGCGCGGGGGATGCCGCGGTATTCGCTGCCGGATCGGATTCGCCAGCGGGCGCCGCCGGCTGCTGCTGCTCGACGGGCGGCGCGGTGTCCACCGGCTGCGGAGTCGGCGCGGGTTGGCCGGCGGTCTGCACGGACACCGCGGTCGCACCAGTCGGCGGGATCGTCGTGGCCGTCTCGTTCACCACGGGATTGCCGGCGGCCGGTTCCTGCGGCTGCTCGACCGGAGCGGATTCGATGACCGGCGCGGGATTGGCGAGCGTGAAGTCGACATAGTATTTCTCGCCCTGCTTGATCTTGCCGAACAGCGCGGGATTGTTGCAACTGATCTCGAAGTTACCGCTGGGACTCCACTTCGCGAAATCGTTATCTTCATCCGTGCCGTCCTCCGGGTAACCGTGCTGCACCTTGTCTCCGCCAACGCATGTCATCTGGTAACTCTCGCAGACAATTTGGCTCAGTGTCGGATCGGCGCCGCCCTTATCGGTGCCATACGACTTGACTCCAGTCACCAGCATCTTGCAGCGCATGGATGGAGCGGCGATCTTGGTGGCGAGGTCGACGGAGACGGGAATGTTGACTTCCGAGTAACCTTTCTCGAATGCGTCCGCCGGGCTGTAACTAACATACCCGTTTTCGTATTCCACGAGATAGCCGCCAAGTTCCGGCGCGAAATGTTTCATCCAGTCCAGGCCGACGACAGCCAGCGCGCCGTCAGCGCCAAGGAGGGACAACTCGGTGCGGCCGGTAGCATCGCTGTTGATGCTCGTGATCTTGGCACCACGGACGATCTTGTGCGACTGGTACCGCGGCATATCCGGCAGGGCTCGCACGGCGGCCTGCGCGGCATCCGGCTGTGACACCGATTCCGCAACCTGCGACGCAACCGGCTGGACGGAAAGGTTATCCTGGCCGAGGTCGTGCAGGGGCCCGTGAGACGGAGTCAGGGTGTCCGCGGCATTGGCGAGTTTGACGAGGCCGAGATTCCCTTGCTGGTCGATCGTCACGGTGTCGCCGGGTTGCGGGTTGTGCGCGGCGGCGAAGCCGAGCGGGACGCTGATCTTGGAGAGGCGCGGATTCTCGGGGTGAACGTCGATGCCGCCGCCGGGGACGGCGCTCGGTTGGGTGCCCTTGATCTTGAACACGCTCACAATCTTCTGCTCGAGATTGTGGAACATGGTGGGCAGGCTGCCCCAGGCGATGCCGATATTGAAGCGCGGCTTGGGGGCCGGCGCGGTGTTGACGGTGGAGGACGACGGTGCGGAGGAGTTGGTAGGTTCCATGGCCGGTCACTGCAACATATCCTCCGCAACGGTGTCAATGCTGCTCACCGGCCGGAATCGAACCGAGGGCTCCTTAGCCGGGCGTTGAACCCGGTTCCGTGCATCACTGCAAGGTGGCTGGAGTTTCCAAACTCCCTCGATGAGCAAGGCGCCACGGGCGGCCGAGTGAAACACTCCCGAAACCGGTCTCTCGACGAGCACAAGTATCCAGAGATTATCATCTGCCGGCCGCCACGTGACACCAGCATCCCTACCCCGTCTCCCGGCATCCGCGCAACAAAAAACCGGCCGGCACCCCTAAAGGCACCGGCCGGTCGCACGAGCAATGACAAAACCCGGGGTACCAAACCTGGTCGGCATCGCTTCTGCCACCTCCCACCCCACCAGTCAAACTTTTCCTCGCGTAGCGTCCGCAAAATTTTTCGAAATTCCAGTATCCGGCCACCGGTTTCCGCCTCTCTCCACCACAAAAACGCCCTCCTTTTCTCTGTATCCGGCCACTTGTCGCCCATTGGGCGACAGCACACCATCGCCGCCTTGCAACGGACACTTGTTCCTGCCACCTTGCTGCCTGTATCCGGCCGGCGTCCCTGTCCCGCTAATCAGGGCTCGCGCTGCAAATGGCTCGGTGTGGCAATGGAGACCATCGCCCTATCGGCGCCTTGGTCTGGGAAACCGATGGTTGTGCATCGGAATCCCAGTCACGGCCGGCCGGATACCACTGCGTCCAGCGACCGGTATCAGGGTAACATCCGCTCGTGCGAGGCTCCGATGCGGGAGAGGGCATTGGATTATGGCCGCCAATACGAGTTGAGGGGTGCCGGGTGGGGTAGCGACCCTCCGCCCCGACCATCCCTCCCGGCGACCGGCCGCCGGCTGCAGCTGTCGCCCAATGGGCGACACGGCCGCCGGTTGCCGGCATCCAGATGCAAGTTGGTTGCATCTTTGTGGGTCAAAAGGCGGGTTTTGCCGCATCCATATGCAAGTTACTTGCATCACGGCTGCTGGTGATGCGTGGCCCGGGCATCGAACAGGGCCTTGAGCGTGCCGGCGACCACGGCCGCCACGGTCTCGGCAGCGACCGGCTGCCGGCCGGCGGCCCGGCGGCTGGCTTCCGGCGTCTCCGGGGCATCGATCTTGCCGCGGAGCTTGAGCAGGAGCTCGGCATCCTTGGTGTTGCGCACCCGTTTGTAGCCTACGAGTAGGCCACCTTGGTAGACGGGAGCGGTGTCGCCGATGGTTGCGCCTCTGAAGACGGCCGCTTCGACCAGGTCCGTCGCGTGGGCGACCGCATCCGCCGAGGCGCGGGCGAACTCCGGGCTGGCCGCCTGGGCATTCTCCACGCTTTGCCGGCTCACGTTCACCTTCCGGCAGGCCAAAGCGATCACTCCGCCGTATTCCATCAGCGCCAGGACGTAGCGCGCCTGCCACTGCGGCAGCCGTTGCAGCTGGTCGCCCAGAGATTCCGGCGGTCTCGCGCGCGCAAGCGGCTCAGAGGAAGCCGGGGCGTAGCCCGCGATGGCCAAAGGCTCCGCCTGCTGCTGCTCCGGATGCTCCGCCGATTGCCCGTGCTCCGGCTCCCTGATATCGGCTACAGTCGGTTGCTCCTGATTCGCTGTTGCCCGTTCCCTGATACCTTCCGGATGCTGTTCATGCTCTGCTGGCTGTGGAGGGTGATCTGGCTGGCATTTTGAGATGATGTCGGCTTTTTCGTCGTTGAGTGGGTCGGGTTCGTAGGCGTCCTCTAGGGCTTCGTCGAGAGGGTAGGGCGGGGGTTTTGGGACGAGAGTGGGGTCGTAGCCTTCTTCTATCGCTCTTTCGCGCTTGGATTTGCGGCGGCTGGTTTGGGCGGGAGTCGTGTCGGCTTCGTAGTCGCCGTTGGATTGGTCGTAGTCGGTATCGCTCATAGGTCGGAGGGGTTGAGGATGGCGCGGTATCCGTGGAATCCGCAGGCTGGGCAGTGGACGTGGCCGGGTTCTGGGTGCTCGAGGAGGGCGCAGCCGTTGGGGCAGACTCCGTCCTCTTCTCTGGTGCGGCTGCGGACGTAAGCGCGAAGATCGGCAATTGCGGCGGCAAGGTGAGGGGCTGGCGGATAGACTAGGTGGGGCGAGGCGTCCAGTTCCTCGATCGCTTTTAGCATCCACCGGGCGTGGGCGCCGGATTCGTGGCACTGGAGGCAGACGGGATAACGGTTCTCGGGCTCGTCGGTGTGTCCGTGAGTTCCCATCACCTCTCTGATTTGGTCGCAGACTACGCACGGTTTCTTCTCGGATTTGTCGCTCATGTCAGGGTTTCTATGTATAAAATTTCGCGTTTAAATGCCCGTGGTACGGACTCTGATGCTTTGTTGGGTGCCCTAAAATACCTTGCATTCCGTACTGGTATTGTGTTCTTTTACTCTGGAGAGTGTCATTCGTGAAACCCGTTTTCCGAATGGTAACATAGCGGACACCCGCTTGATTTCGGAAAATGTTTCCGATTTGAGCCCGGCAGCCACTTTTGGCGACCGCCGGGCCGTGAATTACGGCATCTCGTCGCCGTCGTTGTCGCTGGGCGCGGCGGGTGCGCCGCCAGGCTGCGCGGGCTGCATCGGCATCTGCGGCTTGGTGCCGCCTCGATCGTTGCCGCCTGCCGGTTTCTGCATCGGTGGCCGGCGATGCGGCGGCGCCGAGTGGCTCTTGCCGCCTTGCGTGTGTGGCCAGGGGTTGGACTGTGACATGTGGTGGTCTCTCTTTCTAGCGGACGGATCCGCGGTTTACTTGCTGTGGTTCCAGCCCTTTGCGTTGCGGGCGAAGTTCGCGCGCTTCCGCACGGCTGGGTCTGAACTGTGAAGCGCTTGCTCGAGTTTCTGCGCCGGAATCGGCTGCCCCTGCGGCGTGCCGGTGTCGCGGTGCAGTTCCCCTTTGTGCGCCGGGTTGATGTGGATGCCCGATTTCTTCGGGCCGGTGTGTGGCCAGTGTGCCATTTTCAATCACCTCCTTCGGCTTCGTCTTTGAGACGCTCAAAGCAGTCGATGCACGCGTACGCATCGGTGATCGGCACGTGTTCCCCCATCGCCTCGCCACCGCATACCACTTCGACATGCTCCTCGAAAGGCTCGATACGGGAGTCGGGAAGCCCCAGCTGCAGGCAGCGGAAGCACATCCGCGGCTCGGGCGAGCGGACCAGGTCCATCCGCAACAGCTGCGTGCTCATTTAACCGATCCTCCAGAAGCTCTCGTCTAAATTCACTGGCTCGCCAGCCTTAACGATTCGAAGCCCGGCACGAAGAAACCGTCTGCCCTCCTCGATTTTTTCCCAAGGCGTGGTGTCGATGGCCGCCGGTACCGTGATGATGCCGCGCCAGAGGTTCAGGAGTCGGAGGAATGTGTGCATGGCGCGAAGCATGCCCGCACATAGCTCCATAGTCCAGTCCACGCTTCCTCCTCGGCGTGGCGATCGCACCGGCCGGCGATGAGTAATGCCGCCATCGCGTAACGGCTCGCCTCCCACTCGACGAGCACCCGCACCGGGCGCGCCAGGAATGGCCAGTTTCCTACCCGCTCGTGGATCCGCCAGATGCGCGTCCGCTCCCGCTGCTGCCACTCATGGGCGCGCTCGTGAGCCAGCTGGTAGGGACTGGCGTCCGGCGGGAGAGTGATCTGCTGCGTCTGCGGGTCGTAGCTGGGCTGCATGCCGCCGCTATTTGTCAGGGGCGAAAAAAAATCAAAATAATTCGTGACATACGCGAGGCTTAGGTTATTCGTATCAGTGCCAAGCAATCACACGACCATGACTATTCTGCTCGAATACCTCAATGCGGACGGCTCTGTCCGCTCCGCTCACATCATCCACGTCTCGGAGCTCTCCGAGTGGGAGAATACCACATCCAATCACTATCAATGCACCTATCT